GCTACGGAGAGCGAGGTTCGCGAGATCGCGACCGGACTCATCGCTCGGGGCGGTCGGCACATCGACGACGCGACGCCGTGCGTGGACGTCCGTCTCGAGCAGGGCGTGCGGGTGCACGCCGTGCTGCGCTAAACGCTGTCAGGCTCCCACGTCGGTTCGATGAGGATCCGTTCACGCCAGACTCCCGTGCCGGGGCGCGGTGCTCTCATGATCCGCACATGCTCGATGAGCTTTCCGAGGAGGCGACGGCGCTCCACGACTGTGAGCTTCTCCCAGTCCGAAGCGAGCGCCGCGGCGATCGTCTGCGGGTCGATCTCGACGCTGTCACGAGGAGCCGCGCGGCGCCGACGTTCGACAAGAAGAGCCAGGTCCGTGTCGAGTTGTGTGACCGCCGCATCGTACGCAGAGTCTGGCATCGCCCCGGACGACCATCGGACCGTGATGCGGCCCATACGCGTCTTGAGTTCATCGATCCTTTTGTCGAGCGTGGCGACGTTGTCGAGCTGGATGACGCGACGCTGCTGGGCTTTGACTATCCGCTCTGTCTTCCCCTCCAGATCTGCGGCGATCTCGTCGACCCAATCCCGGACGAACTGCTCGACGAGCGCCCGGCGTATGGACATCCTTCGGGTGTCGCCCACCTGCGTTGCGCGGGAGCAGCGGTACTCCGAGGCGCTTCTCTGCGCCCCGTGCATCGCAGAGCCGCACTCGCCGCAAACGATCAGACCGGCGAGCATGTACTTCGGCTCGATGACGGCAGGAGCGGCGGGGCGATCTCCTCGTCGAGCGAGGTAGGCGTCCCACTCCGCTTCGGTGATCACCGCGGGGTGCGCGCCGGGATAGAACGTCGAGTTCGCCAGCGTCCGATCGCGCTTCTCGCCCTGCATAGGGCGGTGCACGATCATCCCAGCTCCCCAGCCGGAGTCCAGAAGCATGGTCATGGTGATTCGCGACCACTTCCCGCCGCGCTTCGTCAGGTGCCCGCTGTTGTTGGCCCAGTACGTGATGCGCGTGAAGCCGTCCCCGCTCAGGTAGCGGCGGTACATCTCGGCGAGGATCGGCGCCTCAGTGTTGTTGAGGGTGTACCCGCCGTCAGGGAGCTTGTCGTAGCCGTACCTGGGCCCGCCATCAGAGGGGAGTCCCATGCTTCGACGGCGTCCGTGAGTCTCCTTCCACTGCTCGCCGATCCGCTCCGACTCGAACGCCGCGAGCTCGGTCATCACGCCGCGCGCGAAGCGGCCTGCAGCAGTCGCGTCGTTCGGCTCGGTGGCGGACTCGATCGTCGCACCGGCAAGGTCCGCGCGGTCCGCGGCGACCGCCCAGTCGCGTCGGCTGCGCGACAGCCGGGACCAGCGCCAGAGGACGATCGTGTCGGCCTCGCCGTCCTCGAGCATCCGCATGACGCGCTGCACCGCGGGGCGCTTCCACGTGCGGCCGGAGATCCCCGGGTCAGACTCGACGGCGACGACCTCGTAGCCCATCTTCCGGGCGTACTCGCGGCCTGCTGCCTCCTGCAGTTCCAGCGAGATCGATTCCTCGCGGTAGGTCGACTGCCGCAGGTACAGCACTGCCCTGCGTGGGCGGAGGTGTGCGACGGGGCGGGGCGATCTCATGATGCCGCCATCGACCGCAGCGACCACTGGCCGGTGCCCATCTTGGACCGCGCGTACGTGACGCCACGCAGCCTCACGAGGCACCGCTGCATGAAGATGTTCAGCACGTCCACGGTGACGCCCAGCTCCTCGGCGATGTCGTGTTGGTGTAGCCCCTCCCGTTCGAGGATGGCGTAGTCGGCGGGATCGATCAGCAACCGAGCCGCGTACTCGTCAGCCTGATCCTCTGACGCGCGATCGTCCTCGCAGAGGTGCCCGTGGTGAGCGTGCCCGAGCTCGTGCGCAATGGTGCAGACCTGCTCGATTGGAGTGAGTCGAAGGTCGAAGTACACCTCGCGCTCCTCGGCGTAATACTCGCCGAGCACGCCGGGCTCGAGCCGAGCCGCGTGCACGGAGATCCCCATCCGTGCGGCGTGCTGCAGTAGCTCCCTCATCGTTCCCCCGATCCTCTGGTCATTCAGCGGTGGGCGCCTGGTCGGCCTTACGCGTGCCCTTCTTCGCGGCGGTGCGCTGCTTAGCGGGCGGCTGCTTCATGGTCGGCTCATCCTCACCTGGGGCGCCGACATCCTTCCCGAACTTCCCCTCTATGAGCTCGCCGCGAGGCCGCCGGCGGGAGTCAGCGCGTCGTGATAGTTCGAGCATCAGGGCGAGCCCGTCCCACTCCGGAACGAGAGAAGCCAGCGCGTCGACGTCGTTCGTGTCGAGCGCTCGCTTCCCGTTCACGCGCTCTGAGACGTATCCCTCTCCGCGTCCGAGAACCTCGGCGATCTGTGCGCCGGATACCGAGTGCGCCTTCATGAAGCCCTTGTACTCAGCCGCAAAGGCGAGGGCGAACTCGGTCATCGGAGGGAACTCAGCAGCCATGGGTAGAGCTTGGCATATGCGCTACCCGCTTTGCAATTGCGAATCAGTGCTTGTGCGTAGCGCTTCGCATATGCAAAGCTTCGGATATGCGAAGCACTCAAGAAGCGGCGACGGTGGCGATTCGGCTGCACTTCGCCGTACTCAACGTGAACCAGACGTGGCTGGCGGCCAAGTTGCACCGGTCCGTGTTCTGGGTAGGTCGGCGTATGTCGGGGGAGGTCCGGTGGGACGCCAACGATCTCGACGAGATCGCTAAGGCGTTCGGCGTCACCGTCCCTGAGTTCCTCAGCGCGGCAGATGCGGTCAAGATCCCGGACTCGGTGGCGTCATGACCCGCCCGACTCGCGATGAGGCGCTCGAAGCTGCGGCCCAGATCTATGCGGAGGCGCTTCTTCGCATCAAGACGGAGGAAGCGATTGCGGCGATCCAGGCCGAGCAGACCGCGGAGCGTGCGGCGTGAACGCCCGTCGTCGTGACGTCGCTGGCCGCGTCGTCCGTGGTCTCGTCGTGATCGCCACGTCTGCGGTCCTCGCGCCTTTCGCTGCTGTGCCCGGCGTCAATGCCGCGGACCTGCTGCTGATCGTGGCGCCGTTCATCTTCCTCGTGGCTGTTCGGCCGCGAGTGTCCAAGACGCCCGCCGCGGCTGCCGCTTCCCCCAACGCGGTGAGTGCATCCCCCAACGCCATGGCCCCGGCGGGTTCATCTTCCGACGTGTACGCGACGCTGCGTGACGCGGCGGCGCACGACGCGAAGTTCGATGCGCGTGCTGAGCGTCTGGGGTATCAGCGATGAGCCGGCTGCGGGTGCATGGGCCGAGTCTTCGGCGTCGTCCGGTGGGCGCGGTGCGTGCCGTGGCGGAGCAGTCCGAGATCGACGTCGACGCGACTCCGGTGCGTCGGTGGCCCGCGGTCGTCGTCGGGATCTTCGGACTCGCCGTCGTGGTGGAGTTCGTGCTCGGTCTGGTGGTGCTCTCGTGAACGAGTTCACCGCAAGCAACGGCATCAAGATCACGACCAATGAAGGCGGAGGGCTCGAGTTCGCGTGCAGTGGGGACGGTCCGAATCACTCGATCGCACCGGCCGAGCGGGCGGCGTTGCGTGACCTCTTCCGTGCTGAGGAAGACGAACGCCTCGGACGGTGGAGGTGGCCGGAAGACCCCGACTATGTGATCTACGAGGACGGTCGCGGCCATTTCCGGATCGTGCGCGAGTCGGACGGCTCATGCAACGTCTTCGGGCGGTGGTGGTACGAAACCCACAAGTCGGGTCGCCTCGCGACGAGTGTCCCCACTCTGCTTCGCGCCGCAGGCGCCTACTTCGATGCTCACCCTGAGCCGAAGCCGTGGGATGCGGCCAAGGACAACGAGATCTGGGTGCTCACCGGGGTTGGCGGTCTGGAGCTTCCCTGGCGCCGCACTGCTGACGGCGAATGGGAGTCCGTCACGCCCAAGGCCATCCGTCGCCGCAACAACGACCTCATCACCGCTGGTCGCTGTATCTGGCCGGAGGAGCAGTCGTGAGCGCCGTGATCCCCGTCGACGTCGCGCAGTCCGTCCTGTGGCACTTCGGTGACTCGAACCTCGGCCAGCAGCCGGGAAGCTTCGTCAGCCGCCTGCTCGTGACGCTCGGCGCTGCTGACGAGGAGAACCGGGAGAAGCTGCGTGCCGCGTTCCCCGAACTGGTGCGCACGTGGGAGCTCGCCGCGCTGCACCCGTTCGGCGTGGAGACGCTGCGGGCGATCGTGAAGGGGCAGCTGGATGCTGCTGAGGCGGGGATCGACTTCGAGGCGGTGCGGTCGTGACCAGCATCACGTTCTTCGTCGAGGGCATCCCGGTCCCGCAGGGGTCGAAGAAGGGTTTCTCCCGCCCGGGGTCGTCGTTCGTGCAGATCGTCGACGACAACAAGGCGCAGCTGGCTCCGTGGCGTAACCAGATCGCGCGGCGTGCGTTCAGCACGTGGGCGTACGGCGCGCCGATCGATGGGCCGTGCCGTGTGGATGCGGCGTTCGTGCTGCCCCGTAAGCCGTCCGTGAAGCGTGCGCTGCCGACGGTCGCGCCGGACCTGGACAAGCTGCTGCGCGCGCTGCTGGACGGCATCACGCAGGCGGGAAACGTGTGGGCCGATGACTCCCGTGTCGTCGAGATCCACAGCACGAAGGTCTACGGCGCCCAGCCGGGAGTGCACGTGACCATCACCGAGATTTCGGACGTCGCGGCCTTCGCGGCGTCCGCCACCAGCGAGCACCTGCTCGTCGAGGAAGGAATGAAGCAGTGACTACTCAGATCAAGCCTACCGCGTTCAAGCGTGGCGTCCCCGCCGAGGAGGCGAACGGCCTCTACGGGGTGGAGGAGCAGCTGATCGAGATGGCGCCCGGCGACCAGATCGTCGCCGTCGTCACGTTCTCCGTCGAGGAGGTCATGGAGAAGCGGCGTGCCGGTGAGGAGTGGCCCGTCGTCGCGATGAACCACCTCGAGCCCCTGTGGGACGAGAAGGCGTCCGCCGCCGCGCTGAAGCTGCGCGACGCGGCGTACAAGAAGCGGACCGGACAGGACGCTCTCGAGATCGTGGATGGGGACGAGTCCTGATGAGCACGTCGATCTTCCTTCCTCCGGCGGTCACCGACCTCATGTCGCGCGCCGGCGCCTCGGACCAGGATCGTGACGCGTGGCTCGCTGAGCGGCGCGGTGGGATCACCGCGACTGAGGTGCGTGACCTCGCGATCGGAAAGAAGCGCCAGAGCGAGCTCGTCGACCTGAAGCTCGGGCTGAAGGAGGACACGTTCTCCGGTAACGCCTACACGGAGTGGGGGAAGCTGCGCGAGCCGTTCCTCGCCGCTGTCGCCGAGCGTCGCGGTATCGCCGCCGAGTCGCGCGTGTTCCGCGCCGCCGTCGACTCGCGGTGGCTGGCGTCGCCGGATGGTGTGGGCGCCGACTTCGACGGTGAGCTGCTGGTGGGGGAGTACAAGACCTCCGGCCACGACCTGACGCCCGGCTCACCCTCGTTCGAGCGCACCGGCTACTTCGAGCAAATGCAGTGGGCGATGCTCGTTGCTGGCGCGCGCCGCTGCCTGTTCATCTGGGAGGAGCGTCTCGGGACGCCGGAGACAGGCTTCGAGGCTGGCCGCCAGTTCGAGCACTGGATCGAGTATCACGAGCCCACGGTGAAGCACCTCGTGACGATCGCGCGCCGGTTCCTGACCGCGCTCGACAAGAAGCGCGCTCAGGTCGAAGCCGGAGAGGTCACGGCTCCGGTCGTTGACCCGGTGCTCGACGTGCTCGCTATCGACGTCATCGCTGGGCGGGCTGAGGAGGCCGCCGGGAAGCGGAAGAAGGAGGCGGCGTGGAAGGCGCTGCAGGAGAAGCTCGCCGGCCGTGAGGAGTTGTCGCAGCGCTCCGGGTCGGCGCAGGTGACGTGGGTTCCCGGTGGCACAGCGACGGTGCCGTCGAGGGTCGTCGACGAGGAGTCCGCGAAGGCGGCGCACGCGAGCGTCTGGGCGAAGGTGCATGCCGCTCGTCAGCGTGCCGCCGCTGCGGAGCGTGAGTGGGCTGACGTGCTCGCCCTGTTCACGACCGAAACCGAGGAGTCGGTGCCGACCAAGCCGAGCTTGACGGTCACCGCAGTGAAGACGAAGGGAGACGCGGCATGACCGCTCTCGCGACGCTGCCTTCGAGCAGCGATGGAAGCACCTGGACGCCGGAAGAGAGCGCGCTCGTGGAGGCTTCGGGTCTTGTCCACACGGACGCTCAGACGGGCACGAAGACGCTCGCGGAGCGCCCTGTGGTCGCAGCGTTCTTGCAGCACTGCGCTCGCACCGGGCTGGACCCTATCGCGCGGCAGATCTACTCGATCGCCCGCAAGTCGAAGGGGCAGTTGAAGTGGCAGATCCAGATCAGCATCGACGGTGCGCGCCTCGTCGCGGAGCGGTCGGGGCAGTACGAGGGTCAGACGACGCCTGAGTTCACCGCTGACGGCATCACGTGGACTCAGGTGTGGTTGGCCGCAGAGCCGCCGAAGGCCGCACGTGTCGGCGTGTACCGGCGGGGCTTCCGCGATGCGCTCTATGCGATCGCTCTCTGGGACGCGTACGTGCAGCGCACGTACAACGGCGACGTCACGGAGATGTGGAAGAAGATGGGCCCGCTGATGCTGGCGAAGTGCGCCGAGATGCTCGCGCTCCGCAAGGCGTTCCCGCAGGATCTGTCGGGGCTTTACTCGTCGGAGGAGATGGCGCAGGCGGACAAGCCCGCACCGGTCGAGCAGCCGAGCCAGGCGCCCACTCACGCCCCCGCCGCCGTCGCTCAGGAGTCGGCATCTGCTGAGCCGCGGATGCCGTCGAAGGACTGGCTGGCGCTCGCCAACGCGGCGCGCTCACGCGACGAGCTGCGGCCGATCTACGCGGAGGCGCAGGCGGCGGGCGACCTGGACGTCATGATCGGCGACGGTCGCGCGCTCGGCGCCTACCTGTGGGAGTTGCGGGAACGGCTGCCGGAGAAGGCGGAGGACGTCGTCGACGCGGAGATTGTCGACGAGTCCGCTGCGGAGTCCGTGAGCGACTGGCCCACGGCTGAGGTGAAGCCGTGAGCGCGCTGACGGCGGACGTCGCCGAGGGCGTCGAGGCGTACCTTGCGCAGCCGACGAACTTCGACACCAAGGATCCCCGGGTCGTAGAGGCTGACGCGTTTCGTGCCGGCGCCGAGTGGGCCGTCAAGCACGTCGACTGGCGGCTTCTCGCGGGGATCGTGCCGGGGCACGTCTCAGCGCGTTACCTCCGCGTGGGTGACCGGGTGGCCGTGTCGGACATCGAGGGCTGTGTCCTGAGCGTGGATCCCGTGTTCGGTGGCGCACGGTTCGTGGTGCGAACGGATGAGGGCGCCAAGGTCACGTTCGAGCGGCGTCACGAGCGCGTGATGGTGCTGGCCGTGAAGGTCGTGGAGTCGTGACCGCGGAGCCGATGGTGTGGCCGAATGGTGAGGTCGTCACGATCGAGTCCGTCGAGGGGTACACGGAGGACGCGCGCCTCGCCGCGCACCCCCTCGACGACGACACGATCCGCACACCTGACTGGCTGATCGCCGAGCTCGCTGAGGTGTCTCGGTGGGCGGCGCGGATGCCGAAGCTGGCGGAGCTCGCGGATGCGCTGAAGAAGGAGCGGAAGCGGGAGTACGACGATGCTCGCGCGCGGGCCGTCATCGACGCTGCGGAGTATCCGGTGCGTGAGCAGTCGGCGCGGATCACGCTCGCCGTGACGGTGCAGCGTGAGGCGTACGACCGTGCGTCGGTGGCGTTCGAGAAGGCGCGGCGCGTGGGGAACCTGCTGAAGGACTACACGGGTCGTCTGCAGTCCATCGGCCGCCAGATTGAGCTCACCTACCGTTCCGAGACCGGGCGGCAGTGATGGTTGGCGCAGCTTTCTCGCCCGATGTGGTGCGGCGCGCGTTCGAGCGTGACGGGGAGCGCTGCTTCCGGTGCCGGCTCGCGCTGCGGTGGGAGCTGCGCGGCGCGGTGTACGTCGGCGGATGGTCCGCGCATCACCGGAAGGCGCGCGGCCGCGGCGGGTCGAAGGACCCGATGAAGAGCGGCATCGCGAACTGCTTGATCCTGTGCGGCACCGGCACGACCGGCTGCCACGGGTGGGTGGAGAAGAACCGGGCCGTCGCGCTCGAGCAGGGATATCTGATCCCGCTGAACGCGACGACCCCCGAATACGAACCGGCCGCTGTGCGGATCAAGCGCGGCGGCGACAGCTGGTGGCTGCTGACCGAGAACGGTCGAGCGGTGGAAGTGGAAGGACCGAGATGAGCGTCAAGGTGTCGAGCTGGGTGTGGCACGGCGAGGAGACAGCGGACCTGGCGGGGAACGAGATGATCCTGCTCCTCGCGCTCGCCGACGTCGCGGACGACAACGGCCGGTGCCGGTTCATGACGGAGGACGACGACCTTACGTACGGCGGGCTCGCGCGGAAAGCGAGGGTCGATCGGCGCACGATCGAGCGCCTGATCCCGAAGCTGCGGATGCGTGGGCTGCTGAACCACTCGAAGGGGACGAAGTCGAAGCCGAACGAGTTCACGATCCTCGTTCCGTGGGCTCAATCGTCCACCGACAAATTGTCGGGGCAGGTCGTCGCCGATTCCCCGACAGCGGGAACACATTCCCCGACACCGCTGCTCGGATTCCCCGACAACGGCGACAACCACTCCTCTTATAGACGTATAGACGTAGTTACGTCTTCTTCGTCGGAGGTCGCTGACGCTCCCACCCGACCCGAGATCGTTCATCTTCTCGATCTGCTGGATGAGGAGATCATTCGGAACGGTGGTCGGAAGCCGGCGCGCACGAAGAAGAACATCGACGCGGCGCGGCTGCTGCTGGATCGCGACTGTCGCACGGTCGCGCAGGTCGAGGCGGCGATCCGGTGGTGCCAGGCGGATGAGTTCTGGCGCTCGAACATCCTGAGCATGTCGAAGCTGCGCGACAAGTACGAGCAGCTGCGCCTCCAGGCATCTCGTGGACGCCGTATGTCGACGGTGGATGCGGGTCGGGCGGCTGATGCGCTGCTCGCGCAGCGTGAGCAGTTGGCGGTGTCGTCGTGACTCCGCGCGAGGTGAACGTGCTGCTCACGCAGGCGGCGCTCCTCGATGCTCGGCTGCGTCGTGAGCCCGAGGAGCGTGCCGCGATGTCGACGGCGTGGGCTCAGGTGCTCGAAGAGATTCCGTTGAAGGTGGCGCTCGCGGCCCTGGCTGTGCACTACCGCGAGGAGACGCGGACGCTGATGCCCGCCGATGTCGTCGCCTTCGCTGCGGAACATGCCGCAGGAGGCCACACGGGACGCGCTGACGGGCGCGCGTGGCTCGCGGCACGAGGGATAGACCCCGATGCGTTCCAGGCGCGTTTGGACGCGGGGGAGACGCCGACTCGGGCGCTGCGTGAACTCGGGGCGGTGGAGTCGTGACGGAGCTGATGGTGCCCTACGACACGGATGCGGAGCGGTCTGTGCTCGGCGCGGTGATGCTGTCGACGGACGTGCTCGACCAGGTGCTCACGATCGTGGAGCCCGCGGACATGTACGACCCGAAGCACGCGACGGTCCTCGCCGCGGTGCGGCGCCTGTACGAAGCCGGGTCGCCGACGGACGTGATCGCGGTGGTCGACGAGCTGCACGCCGCTGGGGTGCTCATCGGCGCTCTGGATGCGTCGTACGTGCACGAGCTGACCAGCAGCGTCCCCACGGCCGCGAACGGCGCCTACTACGCGAGCATCGTCCACGAGCACTCCCTCCGCCGCAGGCTGCTCGACGCGGCAACGAACATCGGGCAGACCGCCTCGAATGCTGGGATCCCCGCGATCGACGCGATCGAGCTCGCGCGGGAACGGGTCGACGGGATCAACGCGACCGCGGCGCCGGCGATCGAGTCGTTCGGATCATCGTCGTTCGGCCCGTTCATCGACTCGCTGTCGGCGAAGCCGAAGTACATGCCGACGCCGTGGTGGGACATCAACTCCCACATCGGCGGCCTCCGGGCGGGCGCGCTGTACACGATCGGCGCACGGCCGGGGCAGGGGAAGTCGATCCTCGGTCTGCAGCTCGCGCTGCGCATGGCGAAGGAGGGGCCGGTCGCGTTCGTGTCGCTCGAGATGAGCCGCGACGACATCATGGCGCGCCTGCTCGCGCAGCTCGCGCAGGTGTCTCTGCACTCGCTCGTGAACCACGAGGTCACGGATGCCGCGTGGCAGAACATCGCGATGGTGCGGAGTCAGATCGAGCAGATGCCACTGTTCGTGTCGACGTCGGACGAGGTGTCGACGATCACGCAGGTGCGAGCGTTCGCCCGCTCGGTCGCACGCCGAGCGCCCAAGGGGAAGCGGCTCGCCGGGTTGGTTATCGACTACCTGCAGCTGCTCTCGTCGGGAGAGCGGGTCGAGTCCCGCCAGGTGGAGGTCGCGAGCTTCTCCCGCGCGCTGAAGCTCATGGCGCAGTCGCTCGGCGTGCCGGTGATCGCGCTGTCGCAGCTGAACCGCGGATCCACCACGCGCCGATCCAACCGGCCCACCCTCGCGGACCTGCGCGAATCGGGCGCGATCGAACAGGACTCGGACTGCGTGCTGCTTCTGCACCGCGACGAGAAGAACTCACCCAACCGGCTCGACGTGGACATCGCGAAGAACCGGCAGGGGCAGCAGGGACGCGTGTCGCTGCAGTGGGAGGGCACGTTCTCCCGCGTGGTGTCGCGCGCATGGTCACCGTCGGCGCTGATCGACGACAACGAAGGGAACGGGACATGGCAGTGAAGACGATCGTGGGGCGCCTCGGCGGAGTGCCGGAGGTGCGCGCCGCGGGCGACAAGCACGTGGCGACGTTCAGCGTCGCCGAGACGAAGAGGCGCTACAACCGCGAGACACAGCAGTGGGAGGACGAGTTCACCATCTGGCACGACGTCGAGTCGTGGCAGGCGGCCGATGCTCTCGCGCAGCTCGCGAAGGGCACGCTCGTGATCGTCGAGGGCGAGGAGCGCGACGGTTCGTACGAGAACCGTGAGGGCCAGAAGGTGCGCCGCGTGGTGGTCCGCGCCCGAACGGTCGGCACCGTGGTCCGCGACGCTCCGCAGCAGCAGGCAACCGGCGGTTCGTGGAACACGCCGGCGAACTCGGGCGAGGAGTTCTGATGACCGCGGGGAAGCCGACGCAGGCTGAGGCGCTCTCGGCGATCGCTGCGGAGATGCGCACAGCGAACATGCTCGAGGTGCTGAAGCTCGGGACGTCGGCGCTGGATCACGCGGACACAAGCAAGACGGTGTCTCCGGAGACCGTGCGTCGGCAGACGCGCATGAACCGTGTCCGTGCGGAGATCCGCGCAGCTCTCGGGATCGAGGTGTCGTCGTGAGCGGCCGCATCGATCACGTGGCTGAGTCGGAGCGCGACATCGAGTACGCCGACGCGACGCTCTCGGATGGAGCCAGCGACGTGGCTCTCGCGATCGCGGCAGTCGCTCAGGTGCACGCGACCCTCGCACTCGTCGAGCAGCAGCGCATCGCGAATCTCATCGCGCTCTCTGTCCCTCAGGAGCTCATCGGTACCGACGGAGGCACAGCGAGCATCCCGTCGTGGATGCCGGGCGCCGGAGTCGAACTCCGCGACGACATCCGAGAGGGGCTGGGACTGTGAGCGTCACCGCCGAGATGGTCGTCACCATCGCCGAGGTCGAAGTCACCGACGGCTACACGATCGACCTCCATGTCCCTGAGGCTCGGAAGAAGCACCTCGCCCTCACCACAGACGAAGCGGAGCAGCTCGGGACGGAGCTGATCGAGGCCGCGATCGCCGCGCGCAAGGCGCTTCGGGAGGACATCGAGGCGCGGGGGATCGCTCAGATCTCGCACGCGTTCGACACGGACGAGAGGCCGGCATCATGAGCGCCGCAGACCGCCTCGACGACTCGTTCCCGCACGGCACCCGCGTCGGCTGGGACCGCGGATGCAAGGGCCGCTGCCCCGCCGGTGACGAGCACGGCCTGTCCTGCCGGAAGGCATCTACCCTCGCGGCCGGTGACTACCGGTACCAGAAGCTGTTCCGCCGCGGACTGACGCCAGCGGAGATCGCCGATGCGCTGGGCCTCGTCCCGGACACGACGGCTCCGCAGCAGAAGCGGGTGCCGGCGGCGTCCACCCTGCCGGAGCCTGAGCCCGTGCCTGTCGCCGTGGTGAAGGTGCCGGAGGTGGCGCGGCCTCAGCTCGTCGAGGAGACGGTGGCGCCGAAGGTGAAGTGGGCTGTGCGGCGCTCGTGGGTGGCTTTCGCTCCCGACGGCACCATGCACGGCCCGTTCGACGACCACGCAGCAGCGATCGAGTTCGTCGGCGAGCAGCTCCGACCGGTGCAGAAGGCGGCGCCGCAGCGACGGCCCATGACCGACGAAGAACGGTCGGAGATCCGCCGCCTGCACGGCGAAGGGCTCTCCGACGGTGAGATCGGCCGCAGGCTCGGGCGCACCCAGCCGGTGATCTCCTCCTGGCGGCGGCGCATGGGACTCGCCGTCAACGTCCCGTTCGGGGGTGCGCAGTGACCATCCCCGTGCTCACGCCGTTGGACTCGCCGATCTTCGATGACGACGTGGTCGCGGACCTCGAAGCGAACCAGGCCGACGAGGTCGCGTGTGAGACGTGCAGCGAGGCCGCCGAGGTGCGGATCGTGCTCCGCTGCTGCCGCACCCACGTCCTCTTCGGCCCAAGGTGCCACGCGATCGCTCTGCAGTCCGTCGCACGCGACATCGCTTTCGGCCTCCTGCTGGTCTGCGAAGAGTGCGGGCACGAGTTCGACCAGTTCTGCTCCGTGCGCGACGTGGTCGAGGAGATCCCGCTGTGAGCGCCGGGCCCGTCGCGCAGGACCGCGCCGGCCACACGGTGCCGCGCGCATCCACGACCGACAAGGAGCGTCGCTGCGCGAAGGGCCACAGCGGACGCGGCTACTGCGGCCGCAAGACCAAGACCCCCGAACCGAAATGGAACACCGTCACGTGCAGCGATTGTCTCGCGGCACGACGGGCTGACGAAGCGGCAGGAGACTTCCCGTGCAAGACCAGCTGATCCCCGCGTCCCACGCGTCGACGAACGTCCCGTGGACGGGCACCGCGGCTCTCATCCACCCCGAACCGTGGATGCAGGAGGCGCTGTGCGCCGAGACGGAGCCCGACGCTTTTTTCCCGGAGAAGGGCGGGTCGACTCGCGAAGCGAAGAGCGTCTGCGCCCGCTGCGACGTCCGCGAGGACTGCCTCGAGTATGCGCTGCGCGCCGGGGAGAGGTTCGGGATCTGGGGAGGGAAGTCGGAGCGTCAGCTGCGGCATATCCGGAGGATCCGCGGGATCCGCGCCGCCGACGAAGCTCGGGAGCCGGCGCCTGACCTGACGGCTGAGCAGATGCGGACGCCGCTGACCACGGATGCCGCGGCCCGGATCGTCTCCGAGATGCGAGAGCAGGGCGCAGCATGACCCCGATGTCTGGCGAGCTGTTTGCGGGGACAGGAATGCTTGGCCGAGCGATGTCCCTCGTCTTCGGTGCGAAGCCGGGATGGTTCTGCGAGTTTGATGCGGCGCCCTCGAAGGTGCTCGCGCATCACCACCCGGGCGTCCCGAACTACGGAGACGTCACGAAGGTCGACTTCACCACGGTGACCCACACCCATGTCCGAGGCGGCGGTTTCCCCTGCCAGGACGTGTCCGTGTCGGGCGCGCGAGCGGGGCTGCGCGACGGTACCCGCTCTGGTCTCTGGTCGGAGTTCGCACGATCCATCGAGGAGGACCGCCCCGACTGGGTGGTCATCGAGAACGTAGGAGGTCTTCTCAGTGCCGAAGCACACAGCGACGTGGAACCCTGCCCGTGGTGTCTGGGAGACGACTCGGGTGAACCTCCTATGCGGGCACTCGGAGCCGTTCTCGCAGACCTGGCCGCGCTCGGGTTCGATGCGGAGTGGACGAGCATTCGAGCATCCGACGTCGGAGCCCCACACGGCCGCCTCCGCGTCTTCATTCTCGCCTGGCCCAGAGAACGCACGCTTGCTTCCGACGCCTCAAGTCGCGGACGCGACGGGCGGACACGCCACGAGATCGGGGGCCAGGTCGAACGAGATGCTGCTGCCCGGAGTGGCGGCGAGCCTGGCGCCCTAACACTGCTCCCGACGCCGACCGTGGTGATGAACGACGGCGAGTCGGTCGAGTCGTGGTCGAAGAGACGCGACCGAGTCAAGGCCACGGGTGTGAACGGGAATGGCATGGGTATGCCCCTGCCGATCGCGGTGCAGCTTCTGCCTACGCCAATGGTGGGTTCGTCCTCGCCGGCCGCTCACGGTCAGATCAGCGGCGACTTCCGAGCACGCATGGATCGTGTGATCGACGAAGTGACGATGATGCCGACCCCGAGAGCATCTCGCGGCGGCTCGGCGACCGAGACGATGTACGGCCTCGGCGCGGAGCGTGACGATGAGGGGGACCGTCAGGGCAACGTCACCGGTGAGGTGTCGTCGTGGGGACCGTACTCCGCAGCCATCGCGCGTTGGGAGAGCGTCATCGGACGCCCCGCGCCGGCACCTGTGCGTTACGACGGCAAGGGCGGGAAGGCTCGCCTGAACCCGGAACTCACCGAGTGGATGATGGGGTGGCCCGAAGGGTGGGTGACCGCTCCCGAGGTCGGCCTGTCCCGCGCGGAGCAGCTCAAGGCGTGCGGTAACGGAGTCGTGCTGCAGCAGGCGGTGGCGGCTCTGAGGATGCTTCTCGCTCGCCCTGGTGTGCCGAGAATCCAGTGGACGGAGGCCGCAGCATGACCGCCACGATCCCCGAGGACGCGATCGACCCGGAAGCCGGATACCGCGAGTGGAGGGCCCAGTACCTCTGGCACTGCGACCAGCTCCCGAACGTGGTCGAGGTTACCGGCACGGTTGCGATGGCGCCCCGTATGGTCCGCGCGCAGCAGCTCCGCGAACGAGTGTCGGGTGGCGGGTTCATCGACAACATCCCCGTCGTCGACGGGCCCGAGTCCCGCATGGCCAGCGCGGTGTGGCACGCTCTCCGCGCGTACCTGTCGGTCGCGTCGTCCCGCCTCGGCGTCGAAGCCCCCACCCTCCCGCCAGCGATGCCCGACGACGTCGACACGGCCCGCAGGTGGGCGTTCGTCGCGAACGAGTGGATGGCGGCGTGGGTGGATCACATCCTCGACTGGCCCGACCTCGCGACCGCGGAGGGGGAGCTGTTCCGCCTGATCCGCCGCGCACGAGCCCGCCTCGGAGCGCACACGGCGCGCAGGGAGGACGCCACGGTCTGCTCGGTGTGCGGTGAGGCGGGCGTGGTCGTCGACTGGGTGGATGGGCCGGACGGGTCCGCGGTGCTGTCGAAGACGTGCCGCGTCTGCAAGGCGGTGCACCCGTGACCGGCCCGATCACAGCTTCGCTGCTGCTCGCTGCGCTCCGGCAGAAGCATGCCTCGGACGCCGTCGTGCGCGAGGTGGTGATCGACGACCCGTTCGAGGAGGGCATCCGCTTCCGGGACCGCATCGACCGATACTCCAAGCAGTCACAATCACCCGACGACCACTTCGCTCTCTGGATCGAGAGCGAGCGGAAGCGTGCCGAAAGCCGCGGGATCACGATCCCCGAGAGTGTCCCCGCGGGATGGAACCTTCGGGCGAGCATCCCGCGGCGCCGGATCGACGCGCTGATCATCGCGTCCACCGGCCGCACGGCGGTGGAGATCAAGGTCACGCGCGCCGACTTCCGCCGCGAGACCGACGAGAAGCGCCGCGCATGGCGAGCGATCACACACCGATTCGTCTACCTCGTGCCGAAGGGCCTCGTCTCGCCCGCTGAGGTGCCGGACGGATGCGGCCTGTGGGAGTTCGACGTCGACGTGCACGGCGAATACCGCTGGCAGCACGGCATCACGACCGCGAAGCGCGCCGTCCTGAACAAGCAGCCCGACCCGCTGCCGTTCCAGATCACGCAGGCGCTCGCCTACCGCGTGTCCGCGCACGAACGATCGGCGAGCACATGACCAGCCACGACGACGTGCCGCTGCTCACCTACCGCGAGGCCGCGGTCCGGGTGCGCCGGTCGGTGCGCACGCTCTGGCGGTGGCGGAAGAAGGGCCTCGAGATGGGTTGGGGTGTCCGCGACGGGCAGCGTGTGCGGCTCGTGCGGGAAGACGTGCTCCTCGCGTATTGGCGGGAGCGGATGATGGCGGACCCGGTGCACCTGCTCCGCATCCGCCGCAAGCAGAGAGAAGGGATCCAGGGATGAACGAGTTCGAACGAGGTGGGGTCATGGCCGAGTTGTCCGAAGCGCGAGCGGCTGCGCGCGAGATGGGGGAACGCCTCGCGCGTCCCGCGTTCACGCGGATGGCTCATCTGGAACAGGTGAAGCTTGCCGATGAGGCTGCGCGCGTGATCCGGGCCCTCATCGCCGCGTCGGCTCCTGTAGAGGGAGACGAACGAGAAGCGCTGGCGCGGCAGATCGACCCGGAGGCGTGGCGAGACACGCACCCGGTATCTGACGCATTTGTTGACGACGCGGAAGCTCAGCAAACCTACGAGCGGTTCTTCTGGCAAGCGGTGGCTGAGCGTCGCACTCCTTCGCTCGAAGCGGCAGACAGGGCACTCGTGTGGATGAACGCCCGCCGCCCCTCCACCCCCACCGACAAGGAGATCCTGCGCGAGCGCTCTCGTCAGATCGAGAAGGGATACGACGCCGCTCATGACGACGAGCACGGCCTCGACCACCTCCTGTTCTGGGCACAGCGCTACGGCATGGAGGGAAAGCACCTCGAATCGCTGGCCCTCGTTCAGGCGGCGCGCGAGTACCTGCCGCGTCACCAGGCCTCCACCCCCACCGAGGAGGACGTGGAGCGGGTTGGGGATGCGATCGAGCGAGTCGGAGGATGGAAACACCTTCGCCGCTACTCGGGCATGACGCCGGAGTGGATGGATCGGTTACGGTCGGGGATCGTTCGCGCCGCTCTCTCTGCTGTTCACCCGGAGGTGACTCAGTGAGCGCCCTCGACAACGCGAAGGCGGCTTTGGCACGACGCGAAGCGCAGAACCGCACTGACCCGTTCCACTTCGGGCTCACCGATCACATGTACGTCGCCCTCGCCGCCCTGATCGCTGAGCATGAGCGTGTGCTGGCTGAGCGGGCGGCACCCCAGGAGTGGGAGTACGGGGTGCGCCACTTCGACAACCGCGGCTTCCCGACCGACATGCGATACCTGTCCCGAGAACAGGCCGAACGCGACCTCGCTACGTGTGGCATGAACTGCTACCTCGTGCGTCGCGGGATGACGAACCCCGGCCCCTGGGAGCCCCTTCCCGAGGACACCAACACGGTCGAGTGCCCGCACTGGTCGCCGGGAACTATCACGCTCCGTCCGGGCTGCACCGCATGTGCCGCGACCAACCAGACCGAAGGGAGTCAGCGATGAAGGTCAAGGCGACATTCCGACACGTTTTCGAGGTGACGCGCGAGGTCGAGATCGACGACCAGGAGTACGCGGACCTGGTGAGCCACCAGGCCAACCGAGACCGTGACACCTCAGACGATTACCTGCTTCCGGTGTATCTCAACACGCAGGAGGACGAGTACCTGGCAAAAGTGTTCTCCGACTGGCGGACGAACGCGTCCCTCCCAGCCGACTTCCTACTCCAGTACACGGAGGTCACCGAAGCAGAGCGCGCGCCGGACACCAACCAGACCGAAGGAGAAACCTCGTGATCGAGAAGCCCGACCAGGAGGAGGCGCTGACGCTCACACGACGGCAGTGGGTGCGCGTTGCGGCGGCGCTCGCGATCCGCACATACACCGACCCTCGTCTGCAGGATCTCGCGACCCTGTTCGGGCAGCAGATCGCTTCGTGGGAGCGGCATGCCGAAGACGCAGACGACTATTCGATGTGCGTCTGCGGCCGAGAGGCAGGGCACGACCTCGTCGACTACCAGACCGAAGGAGAGAACCAATGAACCAGTACCGGTACACACGATCAGCGGAGATTGATCTTCAGGTCAGTCCTGAGGGCAAGCTCGTGCTCCGGTTCTGCGACAGTCAGGTCGCACAGTGGGATGAGGACTTCGACGACCTGTCCGACTGGAACGACGAAGATCTCCGCAACGAGATCGAGACTGCCATCGAGAACGCTGCGGGGGATCTGGCAGCGTCGCTGGTTAAGGACTTGCGCGAGCGAGTTCTCGCCCAGCCCTCCATCCCCACAGACGGGAGCGAGTGATGGGACTGACCAGAGCGCAGCGCGATTACGCCGAGGCTGACGCGAAGGCGAAGGCGTTCACCGCGGCGAACCCAGTTGGCACCCTCGTGCGGTTCTGGCCGGGAGTGCGGGCAGGTGAGGGCCGGGAGTCCGCGATCCGCTCGGATGCGTGGGCACTGCTCTCGGGGCACGTGATCGTGTGTGTCGAGGCATATCCCGGCGGCATCGACATCGGCCACGTCGAACCGATCGCGGTACCCCAGGAAGGGAACAAGAGATGAGCGTGGCCGAGTATCGCGAGCTCGCCCCGGACGTGCAGCTTCTCATGGACGCGGGGGCGTTCGGGGAGGAGTACGCCCGCACCTGCGCTGACATCGCCCTGGTGTGCGTCGGGTTCATCACGCACATCGCGTCAGCCCCCGAGGTGGTGCAGGCGTTCGGAGCGAACGATCGGGAGCACTTCGTGGAGGGTTTCCAGGGGCCGTGGGCTTCGTGGCTGCGGGGCGAGTTCGCGAAGTACCTCGCGGCATTTCAGGAGACGGAGGCACCCCGTGACTGATAGTGCATGCAAGCGCTGCGGTGAACCGGCCGAGACGATCGACAACATCCGTGGGACCACCTTCTGGGGGCTGATCCAGCGCACCACGCGCACGACGGTGGAGACGTTCGTCCGAGTCGCCGGCACGCAGTACACGCGTCGCAACAGCGTCCACGATGGTCTTCTGCGGTCCGACGAAGAAATCCGCCTCTGCGATCCCTGCTGGGGTCTGCTGGTCGGGCGATTCCTGCAGGGCCGTGATGTGGTGGCGAAGGACCATGAGCACAAGTGGCAACGCAGTCGGAAAGAGTGGGGCGGCATCAACCTAGACACGTGCCAGCTCTGCTATCAGACCCGCGTGTCCGAGGAGGCACCCCGTGACTGAAACACGCCGCCGGAGTTGGGCTGGCGGGATCCGTCGCCCCGAAGAGAGGATGAAGGACATGGCCACTGATGTGATCCCCGCGGGCGATCGGGGCGAGTACCGGATCACGGACCAGATGCTCTATGAGACAGGCGCGACCACCTGGGCAGCGTTCGAGGTGCTACTCAAGGAGGAAGCCCGCGCACGTGGTCTCGACGTCGAGATGCTGATCGAGCGTCCGTCGCGTGACGTGATCATCCGGTGGGCACCTGCACGTGAACCGGTGCAGGAGTGACGGCATATGCCCGCAGAACGCGCGACACGCCGATCTGACGCATGTTCTTGACGCCCGAGCGTTGACAGACCCCATGATCAAGGTAAGCAGTTCTGTCAAGGCAGAGCGAACCCCCGCGAGGACGGCAATCCTCCGGGGGCGTGACCGACTCGGGAAGGAGTCGATGTGACCGATGGTACCTGCGAGATTCAGGAGTGCAGCGAGCCGCGCTACGCAAAGCGCATGTGTGCACGGCACTACGAGAACGACTACCGCCGCACGGTGAGGCGCCGCCGGCGCAACGAGTGGATCGCATCCCAGGGCGGGTGCTGCGCCGAGTGCGGGACGACAGATTACCTGCAGATCGACCATGTCGACCCGGCCGCCAAGTCCTGCGAGATCGAACAGATCTGGTTCCGGACCGCAGCCCGCCGAGTCGAAGAACTCGCCAAGTGCCAGGTGCTCTGCCGCACATGCCACGAAGCGAAGACCAAGGCCGAGCAACTCGGCCCCCATGGCTCGCTCGGACGCTATCGGCACGGATGCCGATGCGCCGAGTGCTCCGAGGAGATCAGACGTCGCGCACGCGACTACCGAGCTCGTCAACGCGCAGCCGCGTAGACGACCAATCGGCATCGGCCGGCTCTCTGAACGGCGACCCCATCTCATCCCGGGGACGTGCTCGTGAGAACCGGCCTTCGCCGTGTCCGAGCCCAGTGGCTCGTCGACTGAGTGGCTCCCGCGGCCGGGTGAGTGCCCATCCGGTTTCCCTGACCGCGGGAGCGCCAGCGAGGAGGTCAGCGTGGGAGCACGGACCAACACTCGCCGCCAGCACAAGCAGCGCAAGGACTTCCGCGCCGAGTGCGAGGAGAACGACGAGCCCTGCTGGATCTGCTCGCTGCCCATCGACTACGAAGCCGCCTGGGACGACTGGTCGAACGACGACCGGTTCCAGGAAGACCACTTCTGGCCCGTGTCCACCCACCCGCACCTGCAAGACGACCCGACCAACAAGCGCCCGTCGCACGCTGGCTGCAACCGGGAGCGCGGGAACGGTGCACCCGTCGTCGACCTCGGCATCCCGTCCCGAGAGTGGGTGTGACATGGCGGTCCTCATCGTCACCGCACCCGGCACGCCCGTTCACCTCGACGCCGACTGCCCCGAATGCGGATGGGCGGACCTCTGGCAGATCCCACTCCACAGCCTCACCGAACGCGGCGTCGGCACGATCGCCGTCGCCACATGGTGCCTCCGCTGCCGCCGCCAGGTCACGGACCCCACCGCATGACCTGCCGCTGCGGGGACCCCGGATGCGCCCTGCCCGTCCCACCCATCGAGGAGGCCACCGATGCCGAACCTCGAGATCTACCAGCGCACTGACGGCCGGTGGGCGTGGCGCCTCCGCGCCGGGAACGGGCAGATCATCGCGACCGACGGTGGTCAGGGCTACCAGCACCGCATCGACTGCACCCGCGTCGCCGACGCCGTCATCTCCGGCCTGTACGCCGACACCGACGCAGCCGCCCGCCTCGACCGGATCCGTGAAGCACTCCCGTGGTGGGAGAGCACCGGCCGTCCCCACCTCGACGGGGGAGTGCTCGCCGCCCGCATCCGCACCATCCTCGAAGGGACACCCGCATGAGCATCACCGCATGGCTCACCGCCCGCCGAGAGGCAGCCGGCCGCGAGTGGCTCCAAGCGCGGGGCACGAACGTCGCCCGCATCCGCCGCGCTCGACGCCGCCTCACCCTGTGGGACTGGCTCCTCGACGCATGGACGCTCAGGGGGACGCGATGACCGCCGACTTCGAGCACGACGCGCGCCCACACCAGTGGGTGCACCCCGAGACCGGTGTCCGCATCAACTGCGAAGACATGCCCGACGAACTGCTGCCCCATCCCGCCGGGTGGCAGACCGGCCTCAGCATCACCACCCCCACCCCCTGAAAAATCCAGGCACAGCCACGGAGGGGGGACCACCACCGGGGAGGTCGTCCTCTCTCCCCGCGTTGTGGGGCCGAAAAATACCAGGGGGTGATGCGCGGTGGCGAAAGCTTCGACGAGGCCGCACAGGGCCGCGCTGACGCGGATGTTGCGGGCTACGGGCCTCGCTCAGATGCCTGATGAAGCTCCCCTCGTCGAACTGCTCCGCGCGCTGGCGGATGAGATTGACAACGGGGGAGGTTCTCGGCCTCGGACGGAGTATCGGAACGCGCTGCGCGACGCGCGCGCGGTGCTGAATGCGGCGGCCAAGCCGACTCGCGGAACACGTGCGGCGCCGACCGCGCCCGAGCCGGAAGTCGAGTCGAGTGTCGAGGCGGAGTCGCCGCCGGACAACCTGCTGCAGTTCGAGCAGAAGCACGGGCTCGCGTAGCTCTCGGGAGGCGACGTGGCGAAGCTGTTCGGTCGCACGGAGCCTCGCTTGTGGACGAAGCCGCTTCGCCCACTGACGCCTGAGACGTCGCTCGGGTTCCAGGTCATCGACTTCGCGCTCACCGTTCTCGGCGTCGTGCTGTACCCGTGGCAGCGGTGGCTGCTGATCCACGCGCTCGAGCTGCGCGAGGACGGCACGTACCGTTTCAAGCGCATCATCGTGCTGGTCGCGCGGCAGCAGGGCAAGACCATGCTCGCGTCAGTGCTGGCGGCGTGGTGGCTGTTCGTCGATTCGAAGCGTCATCCGGACCGGGTGCCGCCGCTCAAGTTCAAGGTCGTCGGCGTCGCGCAGAACCTCGACATCGCGAAGGAGCCGTGGCAGGTCGTGAAGACCTGGTGCGACCCGAAGCCGGAGACCGACGAGGACCGCGAGCTCGCGATCGAGTCGCTGCAGGGACGTACCGCGAAGGTCGTCGACACCAACGGGGCACTGTCGATCATCGCCCGCTCGCGAGCGCACTACGAGATCCGCGCCGCGAAGAACGCCCGCGGCAAGCCCGCGGCACGCGTGCTGATGGACGAGATGCGCGAGCAGAAGGACTGGTCGGCGTGGAACGCCGTGTCGCAAACGACGAAGTCGTTCTTCAACGGGATGCTGATCGGCTTCTCGAACGCCGGTGCCGCTGACGCCGTCGTGCTGAGCACGCAGCGGAACGCGGGTATCGAGGACCTCGACAACTGGGAGACGTACGTCGAGGCCGGCCTGATGTCGGCGGAGGAGTACGCAAACACGCACGACGTGTCGCTCGGACTGTTCGAGTGGTCGGCCCCCGACGGCTGCGAGAAGGACGACGTCGACGGGATCCTGCAGGCGAACCCGTCGATCGGTCACGGTGAGATGACCGTGCAGTCGGCGATCGCTGACATCCGCGGCATGACCGACGCCGGCTATCGCACAGAGGTGCTGTGCCAGTGGGTGACCTCGCGCGTCGAGCCTCACCTCGACGGGACGCGGTGGGCGGACTCCGCCGACGCGCCGACGGTCGACGACGAGGGCCGCATCCAGGATGCCGGTTCCACGATCGCCGCGAGCTCGCGGATGGTCCTCGGCATCGACGTGCACCGGGAGAAGCGCCTCACCCGAACGAGCATGGTCGTCGCCGGGTTCCGGGACGACGGGCGTGTACACCTCGAGGTGATCGCGCAGCGCACCGGCATGACGTGGGTCGTCAACCATGCGAAGGCGGTCCGCGCGAAGATCGGGATCAATCAGGTCGCGATCCAGACGAAGGGCTGCGACGCGGCCGACCTCGTGCCGCTGCTCAAGGAGGCCGGCTTCGACGTCGTCGACATCTCGGCGACGACGCTGCTCAC